AGCCTAATCAATATGTACGTTTGGCTTTATCTCTTAGATGCTGTTAGCACCAGTTTTTAATTTTAAATTTAATAATATGTCAGAAGAAGAAGAATATCTTTCAATGATAGAGGATGAAGATGATGAGGGATTTGATGATTCAATAGAATTATGCAGATGCTGTAATGCTTATCATAAGACAATAGATGATTGTGATATTGATGATTTTGAAGAAAGTTTTACTTAAAATAAAATAATATGATAAAATGGATTGAAAGATATAGTTTCACGGATGAATCTGATGAAATGGGAAGATGGGCAAGAATGGGGACAGTTAGCGGAATAACAATTTGTTGGATTACAAAAGTAAAACATAAATATTGTACACACATGTATCTACCAACAAGACTTAGTGATTCGCCACATGAAGTTAAAGTATTAGATACTTTTGAAGAAGCTAAAGAATTTGCATACAATAAGCTAAGGGAATTTGAAGTTAAATTCAACGGTTCTGCTTGTTAATTGGTGCTAACAAGAATATATACGCAACTATATTAAATTAGTTGCGTATATTTAACCAATTAAAAAATAAAAATCATGCAAGAAAAAATTGACGAATTAAAAAAAAAGTTAACGGGTAACTTATACGATGACATGGATATTCATAACGAAATCTACGAGATCAAAAAACAAATGAATCCCGAAATAGTTAGTAATCCACAATTAGACCAGGACGAGTGCGAAGCTTGTGGGTCTTAATTTTTTATAGTACATTTGTGCTATTGGGGGATTAGCTCAGATGGCTAGAGCGACTGCCTTGCACGCAGTAGGTCAACGGTTCGACTCCGTTATTCTCCACTTATGATAAATATAATTATTACGTCTTTGTTTGTCACTTATATGCTAAGAGATGAGCTAAACATTGGATACTACTTAAGGAAGTGGCTAGGCATTCGTATATCAAAACCTATTAAGGTGCTTGACTGCTTACCTTGCTTTTCATTTTGGATTAGTATTTTGGTAAGCATTTGTTTTTTACAATTATCTTTCGCACCTTTGTTTGTATTTGTATTTGGAAAAATTTATGAAACTATCGAAAAACGCTAAAGAAAGCTGGCAAGCAATTAAAGTAAAAGTGCTAAAAGGGGATTTAGATTATACGACAACTGAAAAGCTACAGATACAAGAAGTTTATGCAGAGCTAACTGGTTACGTTGCTCAAGTGAATGGATGCCAAGGATGCTTAAGAGATGTAATTCAATGTTTAATAAACAATTACAATGTCAAAAAATAAATATATAGAAACACCTGAAAAACTACTAGATTTATGGGAGGAGTATAAAGGATATGTAAAAGCTAATCCTAGACTTATATACCAATTGGATAGGGCAGGCCGTTTAGTTCCAGTTCCTCACGAAATACCATTAACTCAACAAAGATTTGAGGTATATGTTAAGCAAAAATACGGTTGGACAATAGGGCAGTATTTTGATAATCAAGATAAATTATACAACGATTATATTGCTATCTGTTCACATATAAGAATGGAAAGACAAGCGGATCAGATTGAGGGGGGTATGGTAGGTCAATATAATGCTAGTATTACTCAACGATTAAATGGACTAGTTGATAAACAAGAACACAAAACAATTCAAGAACAACCATTGTTTCCAGATGTTCAAGAGAACGACCGCGATCAATAAAATACTTACTTTAAAAAAGTTTGTAAGAGGTGTTCAGGGTGGCACTTCAGCTGGAAAAACATTTGGTATACTACCTATTCTTATTAATAAATGTACACAACAAGCTTTATTAGAAGTTAGTGTTGTTGCTGAATCTATTCCTCATCTTAAGAGGGGAGCTATGAAAGATTTTAAAAAAATCATGACATTAACAAATAGATGGTTTGATGAAAGATGGAACGCTTCGGATTATAAATATACTTTTGGTAATGGGTCACAAATAGAATTCTTTTCAGCTGATAATGATGCTAAATTAAGAGGTGCAAGGCGTGATATTCTATACATGAATGAGTGTAATAACATGACATTTCACTCATACACTGAATTAGCTTCACGAACTAAGCAATGTATTTATTTGGATTGGAATCCAACCAATGCGTTTTGGTTTCATACCGATTTAAAAGATGATAGTGACGTTGATTTTTTAACGATAAATTATTTAGATAATGAATCATGTCCTGAAAGTGCTAAGAGCTTTATTGAGAAAGCTAAAATAAAATCGTTAACTTCAGAATATTGGCGCAATTGGTATAATGTTTATGGACTTGGTGAAATTGGTTCATTGCAAGGTGTTGTGTTTAATGATTGGCAACAAGTGGACATGATACCTATTGAATCCAAGTTAGTGGCTTATGGTTGTGATTTTGGTTATTCAAACGATCCAACTACAATCACTGCTATTTATCAATACAATAATTTATATTATTACGATGAATTGATTTATCAAACAGGATTAACGAATAACGAAATAGCGAAATTGTTTAGAGCAAAAGGGGGCTTAAATGATGTCTATATTTATGCTGATAGTGCTGAGCCCAAAAGTATTCAAGAGTTAAAAAACTTTGGTTTAAATATTCGACCTGCTGAAAAAGGAAGGGATAGTATAATGTTTGGAATTCAAAGAATGCAAGAAAACAAATTTTTTGTAACTTCGCAAAGTGTTAATTTAATAAAAGAACTTAGAATGTACACTTGGGATACTGATAGGTCAGGCGCAAAACTAAACAAGCCTATTGATGCCTATAACCATTGCATTGACGGGATCAGATATTATTTTACTAGCAAAGATAAATATAGCGGTAAATATTACATAGACAAAATATGAAAATAAAAGTACCTAAAACCATCAATGATTTAAGGATTAAACACATTGATATATTGAACGATGAAAAGTATAGAGGTGAAGATATTGACTTAGATACTATCGTTAATTTTGTCTCTGGAATAACAGGTGAACGTTTAGATAAAATTAAGCAAGTAGACAAAGAAGACCTTTACAAAGTTTTTTATTATTGCATTGATTTATTTGATGGCTTTAAGATTACCGACCCAAAGAAAATAATAACAATAGAGGGCTTGGATTATAAGTTGGTTGATCCAATGAAAGTTGGTATAGGTTGGCACATTGATATTTCTAAAAGTGACTTTGAAAAGAACCCTGCATTACTAGCCGCTTCATGTTACTTGCCTGTACAATGCAAACACTATGGAGAAACAGATGAGTATTCCAATATCAAGTACCCAAGGTTTGAACGTGCTGAAATATTTAATAGTCACATGGACTTACCAACTTACTTGAACGTGCTTACTTTTTTTTTTCTCGAATCAATGAAACAAATGAAAAGGCATACGGTCCTCCAAAAGAGGGAGCTAAGGAAAATACAAACCTTTGGCTTTGGGAGCAATTAATCGACATGATTTCAAAAGAATACAGAATGAGTTGGGACGATGTGACTAAATTAAATATCTTTACATTTAATCATTACGTAAATTTTCTTAACTTTAAAGCCAAAGAACAAATAAGGAATATAAAACGTGGGTAGCTTAGACTTAGATAATTTTAGAAATGCGGATGATGTCCTTAAAAATAAGGATGGTTCTGCACTTGAATTATTGGTTAGTGACTTAGTCGATAATCTAATTATTGACATGAGAAAAGAAATGGTTAGGCTTAAGATTAATGCAAGTTTGCAATTAGCTCAATCGTTGCAAGTAAAGGAAGAGCCAACAAATGTAGATGGCTTGCTAACTATTGAAGCCGAAGCAAATCACTATTGGAAGTATATCAACTACGGTGTAAATGGTATTTTATTCGATAGGGGAGCGCCAACACATGGCAAGGGATTGGATACTGGTGTAAGCTTTAAACAAGCTATCGATATGTGGATTACTGAAAAGGGCGTTGAAGTTCCTGAAGATTTGGAACGTGACGAATATATATTTTTAATAATAAATAAGATTAGAAACTATGGTCAAGCACCGAGACCTTTCTATGACAATGTAGTAACTGATAAAAGAATTAAACAGATGAGTAAAGAGATAAGTTTTGTTTTAGGCAAATCAATAAAAACAGCGATTAAAAAACCTAATTAGAAATGGCTTTAACAATAACACAAACACCGCAAGCTTACACTCCTTCCGATAATCAAGTGCTTTATGCTTGGATATGGAATAACGTAGCAAATCAAAGTAAATTAAGTTTTCTAGTTGAAATATTTGTAAACAATGCAAGCATAGCAAATGTAGAAGTCTTTAACGATTTCAATGCCTCAACAAATTCTTATGGTCACATTGATATTAGTGACTATGTAAAGTCTTACGTTAATAAAAGTAAAATCAATCAAAGTAGTTTTGTTGCTTTAAGTGGAAATACTGCGAGCGTTTATATAAAAGTAAAAGCAAAGTATTACGATTCAACTACATTGACGTTTTCAGCAGTCACAACGGGAGCGACAAAGGTAATATTCAAATCATGCTTAAGTGCCTACGATTTTAATGCTTACGATAGTGTTAAGTATTCAGCTATTTCAGCAGCAAGCAAGGGTTTATTTATGACTGATAATAACAATATTACTTTCAATGCTTCAAGTGAGGTGTATTTAAATTTCATCAATCCTTCAGGAGCTACAAAGGTTATTGATATACAGATGAAAAATGCAGCCGGTGCAATAATTGATACAAGGTCAAGTGGGTTTATTCTTGTTGGTATGCTAACAATAAAAATAAGCGCAGCGAGTTTAATTGCTTTGGGTTTTTCTGTTCAAAATGTGGCGGTCAATATGCGAAGCTTAAATGTGTACGTGCGTAACGATTCAACAGATGACACTTGCACCGAAATAAAAACATTAACTTTACAATTAACAGATTGCGACAAAACACAAACATCGGTACAATGGCTTAATAGGTTTGGGGCCTATGATAATTTTATATTTACTCATAACAATATTTATTCAGCAACCATTCAGGATAAAACTTTTCAATCTTATTTAGGGGCCTGGAATGCTGACACAAATACGTACAACTATTCAACTCAAAATACGGGTGTTCAATCGTATCAAAAAAACATTATTAAAAAAATACAAATAGTAAGTGGATGGCTTAAGGCTTATGAACAGAATTACTTGGTGCAAATTTATGAAAGTCCATTAGTGTACATGATGGAAGGGTTGTATATTTACAAGAATATTATTATCAATAATTCAACCTACCAACTTAAAGAGGACTTGTATAATGATGAGTTATTTAACGAAATACTAGATGTAACTTTACCACACCAATCTAAAAGCGTGACATTATGAGTTCAAAGTTACTTGTAAATAATTATCTAATTGACTTGTCGAATGATGTGGCGGTTCCTATTACTTTCTCGGTTGCGGATGTGAAACAACCTCAAAGCAGAACAAGATCATTCAGTAAATCAATTGACATTCCCGGCACTTCAAATAACTTAAGGTTTTTCACTTCGGCATTTGGATTGGCTACTGATGGAACGGGGAATGAGTTTACAATTTTCAATCCTTCATTAAAAGCACCTTGCAATTATTTCAAAGATGACTTGTTAATATTTTCAGGTCAACTTCAATTAACGAACGTAAAAAAAGTAAATGGTGATTATTCATTCAGTTGCATTCTTTATTCCAATATCGTAGATTATTTTGCTGAATTAAAAAACAAGAAATTAAGCGAGTTAGGGTGGGGAGAGTATAACCATAACTTGAATGCTTTAAATATTACAAAGAGTTGGGATAGTACAATTAAAATAAATGGCACTTCAGTTAATAATTTTGACAGCAAAGGCGGTAAAAGTCCAAAGGGAAAAGGATACGTTTATCCACTTATTAACTATGGTTACCCAACACCATTAAACACGAATGTTTACAAGGTTACTGATTTGATTCCTTATGTTTATGCGAGGGAATGTTTGACAAAGATTTTTAAATTCATAGGATTAACGATTAACAATTTAGATACTGATTTTATAAATACCTTAGATTTCAAAAGGTTGATTTATGGTTCTTCAGGTGGGGAAAAATTAAGGATTAGCACAGCTGAAAAAGCGGCTAGGCGTTTGGAGTTAACAAACATTTATGAGGGTGTAAAGGTTTTGCCTTCTCAGTATTATTACTATTTTTTTGTAAATTACGTTTTACAAGGGAATTTATTAAAAGGTACGTTTATACCATCAACCAATAAAACAACAATACAAAATGGAGTTATAACTATTCCTGCAACAGGGAAGTATAATTTAAGTTACACAACAAAATACAAGGTAACTTCTGCAACTAATTTAAATGTAAATGATTTTTCAAAGATTCTTATTTATAGAAATGGAATTATTATAAACACAGCCCCCTTTGGAATTACTAAAACAAACAACGAAATAACAATTTCTTTTAATACCGATATTGATTGCTCTATTTCGGATAAAATAGAATTAAAGTTTTTATTATCTTTAGAAGTTACACCTGATAATTTGACCGTTTACAATTTGAACTATGATTTTTACGATGGTACTTTAACAGTAAACGCTATTGATGGAGTAATAACAGATGAATCTATTATTGAAGTAGGTACCTTGCTTCCTGATATTACTTGTTCTGAGTTTTTGAGTGGCATTATATCAATGTTCAATCTTTACATAACAGATGCAATAGATAGCAAGGTAAGCATTTATACTATTAATGAATATTATGGTAAAGATTATAAGAACTATTTAGACTGGACGAATAAAGTTGATCATAGCAAAGAAATAATTATTAATTCAGCTTCATTGATTGAGGGGAAAAATTATCAGTTTAAATGGAGTGCTGAAAAGGATTACTATAATGACTTGTATTTAAAAGCTAGTAAAAAAACTTTTGGGAATTTTAATTATGAAGTTGAAGACACTTTTAAGACGGGGGATAAAGTTTGGCAGTTGCCATTTGCTCAATACGTACCCGTTAATATGAATGGCTTAGTAATCCCTCAAATATATACTATTGACAATGGGGCCGCAAAGACTTACAAGGGTAAAGGATTACTTACATTTTACAATGGCTTGTATATTGGTCAAGTTGTAATACGAAAAGATAATTTAACATTAGATACTACCTATCAAAACTATCCTCTTGTTCATCATTTTAATTTTGAAATAAATGATACTCTTTTAACTTTTCCAAAGTGGGATTTACATTTTGAAACTAGAGAGGTTCGTTTTGATAAAATAGATAAAGTACCGACATTAAATTTATTCAATAGGTTTCACGAAAAAAACATAAAAGAAATTACAAGCAAAAGTTCTAAGCTAATTGAAATATATATTAAATTAACGAGCAAAGAAATTTTAAGCATTGATTTTAAAAAACTAATCATGATTGAGGGTGTGCTTTACAAGTTGAATTTAATTAGTGATTTTGATTCCGATGCTTATGAAAGTACGAAAGTTGAACTATTAAAATTCATACCATAATGGCAGTACCGTTAATATACGATATAGAAGTAACTGATTTGTATATCCTACAAAGCTATCAAATTGTGCCAAACATTCCTTGGTCTTTGACAAATGTACTTACCGAAGCTAACGACAAAGAGTGGGGATATTTTAACACAGAACAAATAAAAGATTTGCAAGGTGCTGGAGCTTACGCAGCAAATGCTGTAAGTGTTGGTTTTTATTTACCTTCACTTTTAGAGCTTCAAAAGTTGTATGATTTCGATAGTTCTTATTTTGTAAACGGTGGGCTTTGGTCTTCTGAAGAAGAAAGCTTAACGAGTGCTTATTATTTGGATTCAAATGGCACGATTCAAATAGCTTTAAAAAGTGATACAACGATTGACGTTTCATCCATGCGAAGATTGTCAATAGTTGTGACTTCAACGATTGCAGAGTTACCATACCAGTCAAAGAATGCTGATATTATTTATGGCGGTTCTAATTCAA